ATTGCTATTCTCTAGCATCAATCACAATTCCAAATGGGGTAACAAGGATTGGCGACTCTGCGTTCAATCATTGCTATTCTCTAGCATCAATCACAATTCCAAATGGTGTAACAAGGATTGGCATATCTGCGTTTTATGGTTGCTATGGCGTTGCTTTCTATGATTTCACAGCTTGTACAACGGTTCCGACACTAGCAGACACCGACGCTTTTGGCAACATCTCTGCTGACTGTCAAATTCGTGTTCCAGCATCGCTTGTCGACGAATGGAAGGCTGCTACAAACTGGAGTACCTATGCAGATTATATTGTGGGGGTGTAAAGATGATTCAAAGAGAACTTTATGCACAGCGTAAAGATGGTGTAAAGCTATACCGTACATATTCTGATGCAGGAATGATGATTCGGCAGAATGAGACTGATGCGGAATATGCAGAAGCTATCGATGTTGAGGGTGCGGCATATACCTATACAGAGACGGAAACGCCGATTGAAAAGCCGGGGCTGACTACGGAAGAACGTTTGCAAGATGCTGAGACGGCACTAGGAATCATGTTTGGGGAGGCGGAATGATGACCTACACAGAAAGGGCCAGAGCATTGCGCCCCTATATCGTCAAGGCTTCAGCCAGTCTTGAGGACGCAGACGCGGTCAAGGCAAAGGAACTTTACGCCCGCTGGGCGGTTGGGGTGGCAGTTGCGGTTGGAGACCGGCTGCTCTACGGAGAGAGGCTTTACCGCGTGACGCAGGCCCACACGACGCAGGAAGGTTGGGAGCCGGACAAGACACCGGCAATGTTTACGGTCATCGACGAGGAGCACACAGGCACACAGGGCGACCCCATCCCCGCCGCGAAGGGCATGGAGTACACCTACGGCCTGTATTACACCGATCCGGAGGACGGCAAGCTCTACCGCTGCGAACGGACGGGCGAGCAGCCGGGCGGCAAGGTGACGCTTCAGTTCCTGCCTCATGAGCTGGTGGGGCTGTATTTTACCGAAGTATAAAGGAGAAAGAGAAATGGATGCAACCACGATCATTGTAGCGATCCTCGGCTCGTCTGCGCTGACGACCGTCGTTCAGGCAATCGTCAGCGCGATCCAGAAGAAGAAAGGCAAGGGCGACGCGCAGAGCGCCCACCTGAAGGCAATCGACGAGAAGATCGACAAGATCACGAGATTGCAGGATGAGCAGTATTTAAGCATTCTGCGCCTCACGATCATGTCGGAAGAGATGCCCATGTCGGAGCGGCTGATCGCCGGGAAGAAGTACGTCAATCGCGGCGGCAACGGGGATGTCAAAAAGGCGCTCCATAAGCTCGAAGAGCAGTGCGAGGCCGGACGGCATGAGGCAAATTAGAAAGAGCCGCCTGACGAAGGGGAAGATGGCACGGCAGCTGGTGTATTTCTGCATCTGGGTGCTGTTTGGCGTCCTGCTCTGGGCGGCGATGGTCAAAACCGCAGCACTGGTGATGGACAGGGACATAGACCTTTCCGACATCCTGACCTACGCCGGAGCTGCGTTCGGCGGGGAGCTGCTGATGCTCCTTGCGAAGAGAGTATTTGCAAAAAAATCGGACGACGAAGGGAGTACATAATATGGACAAAATTATGAAACGGATTTCGAATCTGCTGAGCGTGAAGTCGTTGGTGACGCTGCTGCTGACGGTGGTGTTTACGGTGCTGGCGCTGCGGGGTGATATCACAGGGAAAGACTTCTTGACGATCTTCCTGATGGTCATCACGTTCTATTTCGGCACGCAGTCGCAGAAGGCGCAGGACGCGATGGACTCGAAGGGTGACGACAATGGCACTGAAAATTAACGATACCATCCGGGCAACGAGAGTGGGCGGCAAGCGTCCGCTCTCGGCTATCCGGGCAATCGTGTTTCACTACACGGCCAATACCGGTCTGCACGCGACGGCGCTTGGCAATGCCCGATACTTTGCCAACGGCAGCGAGGGACGCGCTGCTTCGGCACATTTCGTGGTCGACGAGGGCGATACCGTTTACCAGTGTGTGCCGCTGAATGTGGTTGCGTGGGCCGTGGGCGACGGCAGGAGCGGCAAATACGGCAAGGTGTACGGCAACTACAACACCGTCAGTATCGAGATGGTGAGCCACACGGACGCTTCTGGCAAGTACTACATCCCGGAGGCGACGATGCGCAATGCCGCGCGGCTCTATCAAATGCTGCTGAAGCAGCTGCCGGGCGTGCAGGCCGCAATCCGGCACTATGACATTTCGATGAAACTGTGTCCGCTGCCGCTGATTGACGAAAAGAAATGGGCGGACTTTAAGAAACTCTTGGAGGAGGTGGACGAAGTGGTAACAAAGGCAAAGATGATCATTGACGGAAAAGAGATCGAGGTCGAACGGATCTTAAAGGACGGTACGAATTATATTAAAATTCGCGATATTGCAAAGGCGCTGGATCTCGAAGTTAGTAATAAAGGGAACATTCCCATTCTGAATCATAAGCAGTAGCGCCCCTGTGTGCCGCGCCACCCGGATTGGAGGTGGTGACGATCAGCGCGAGGGTGCGGATTCCGGATGACTTGGACGGCCTGCTGCAAGGCGAGTGGGAGCAGATCATATCTCAGGCAGGCTACAGTGAGCAGGATGCGGAGATCGTCCGGCGCTATGTCGTGGGCAAGACGCCGCAAATTGATATCGCGGTGGAGCTGGATATGGCGCGGAGCACGATCACCCGCAGACTGCCGCAGATCTACGCACGAGCGCGGCACACGGCAGCAAAGCTGCGAATGATAAACGAGTAACAGATACAAGATATTGTGACGGTACAAAAGCCCCCGGCAGGAGTGATCCTGTCGGGGGTGGTTTTATTTGCGTCAGAAATGCATCACTCATGCTACCTTCGTGCGTCCCTTAGAAATTTGAAATCCCTCATACTGAACGTAGGAACTGGCCAGTTCACTACATTTTTTTGGAGGGAAACTCTATGGAATACGCAAGCAACGGCAAGGCAAATGCGGCGCTGACCACTGGCATCATCGGCACGGCGGGCGTCGGTCTTGGACTGCTGGGCAATCTGCTCGGCGGCTGGGGCCGCAACGTTGCGGCATGCAGCGAAAACACGCCGGTGAGCCGGTACGACCTCAACCGCGAGCAGGAGATCGCCACGAAGGACAGCGAGATCGCGCTCCTGAAGGCCAACACCTACAACGATCAAAAGATGCTGGAGATGTATGCGTACATCGACGGCCAGCTGAAGGACGTGCGCAAGACGCTCTGCGATCAGGCCGTCCACAACCAGCGCACCGAGGACAGTTTCGTGCTGGCTCGTCAGGACATTGCGGCGGTTAAGGCCGAACTGTCCAACGAGATCAAGATGGAGGCCGAGCGGCGCTGCTGCGGCGACAACAGCATCGTCACCTATGCCAACGCGACCTTTTATCCCAAAATGGTTGCCGACATCACCACCGGCACCGGCACCACGGCGCAGACGCTCTACAATCCGCTCCCACAGTGCGGGGGCTGCTGCAAAAAGTAAGCCAAAGGGGCGGCAATAGCCGCCCCACCTTAAAAATGGAGGTAACCTTATGGTGACGATAGATCAGGCCATGCGCGGCGTGGCGCAGTATGCCGACAATGAGATCATCCCGCACCTGCCAACCGGAAAGGGCATTGGAGCCGGGATCGCGCTGGCGCTCATCCTGGACGGCGGCAAAAACCGCATTCTCGCGCTAAAGGATCATCCGGCGGTGAAGATGATGGGCATTATGGATGAGGAGGGAAACATCGACCTTGACCGGCTCTACAACGCCGCGAGGACGCGCGTGGACGGCAAGAAGATCCCGTGGGACATTCCGATCATTGGAGAACTCAAATTTGACGTGAACGACGTCGACCGGCTTTACAAATACATTCAGGAGGCATGAGATGAAACATTATATTGAAGAACTGAAACGGCAACTGCATGAGATCATGGAGCTCCCGGCGACGCTTGGCCGTGCGGAAGAAATCACGGTGTACGCGGATGCCATTTGTGCGCTGCACAAGATGGGGAGTCACGAGGATGGAGAGGACACAGAATTCACCCGCGAGGACGCTGAAAAGTGGGTATCGCACATGGAGAACGAGGACGGCACGACCGGCGCACGCTGGACAATGGAGCAGACGGACGCTGTGGCCAACATCACAGGTGTTCATGCGAAGTCCTGCATCTGGTGGGCGGCAATGAACATGATGTACTCGGATTATTATTCCGTGGCGGCGAAATACGGCCTCGACCGGCCAGAATTCTATGCCGACCTTGCCAAAGCGTTCCTCATGGATAAGGACGCCGGAGGGGCGGAGGCGAAGATGGCCGGGTATTATCATGGGATTGTGCTCCGTCACAGCTAACGCCTATTGCATATCTATTGCAGATACAACAAAATTTCTATTGTAAAATCAACACATCCTGAATGAATGGGGTTCAAGAGGCCGCTAGTTCGAATCTAGTCACTCGGACCAGAAAGTACCGCAAAACGTATGTTTTGCGGTACTTTTCTTCTGCTTCTTTACGAAATTGTACGGGTATGAATCGGACTAAACCGGTCTGTTTTGGTCTATTGCATACTCTGTTGCATACCATATCAAGAGGGCAAATTAGAGCTGTGTGGCGATATTTACGGCAGATTTCAGGTCGGTATGGGTGTAATGTGTGGTCATTTCCATCGAAGTGTGCCCGATCATGGCCATTTTGTCAGCGTCCGGCGCGTCAATTTTTTTCATGAGGGTTGCAAAAGTATGGCGGCAGGAGTGCGGCACCAGGCGGCGCACTCCTGCCTGCTCCAGCGCCGGATAATACCATTTCTCTCGGAATTTTTTCTGCTGCACCTTCTTCCCGTCCTCGGAAAAGATGAATCCTGGCTTTTCCCATTGCAGCACGTAGTCAATGATTTTAGGGCTGATGGCCACAATGCGGTGCATGCCGGCCTCCGTCTTTTCGCCGCCGACAAAATAATAGCTCTGGTTGATCTCATCATAATGGAGATTTGTGTCCTGGAGCTGGAGCAGCTCCTCAAGCCGGAAACCGGTGTAACACAGGATGAGCACAAGCTCGATCCTTGGCACCGTGCCGACGGCTTTTTTCATTTTTTCGAGTTCCTCATCGGTAAACGGTTCACGGCCAGCTTGCGTCTCGCCGCCCACACGGAGCAGCTCCGCATAATTCTTACTTACGACGTCGTCGCGCATTGCAAAGCGAAACAGCATCGTCCCCAGTGCCTTCATGTTCTCCTGCGTCCGGCGCCCCTTCGGACAGGCATCCAGGCAGGCCTGCAATGCTGCCGTCTTTAAATCGGCCATCTTCGCGAACCAGATCGGTTCATAGTATTTGTAGGCGGCTTTGTAGCAATTCATCGTGCTGGCCTTTACGTCCTTTTCGTGCTCGGCCTCCCATTTTTCATAGATCTGCCGGAATGTGATGTTTGCTGACAAGGCGGAAAGCTGGACGCGGAGCTGCGGGATATACTCCTGCGCTTCGCGCTTTGTTTTAAAGCCACTCTTCGTTCGCGTCCGGCGCAGAGGCTTCCCATCTGGCCCTGGAATATAGCCAATCGTAGCAACAGCGCGCCATGTGCCATTCGGCAGCTTGTAGACACTGCCGGTGCCATTCCCCCGTGCTTTTGGTCTTCGTTCTGGTCTCTCCTGCTTCGCGCCGCACTGGGCGCAGAATGGGCCGTCCGGAACGTCTTGTTTACATTTGCGGCAGATCATAGCGTCACCCCCAATAGCGGAGACAGATCGCAGCCGTCAGATGGTCGCGCACCCAGCCGATCTTTGGACTAAGCAGATCGACGAGCAGGAGTATCCCGGCCAGAAAGACAATGCCGAGCAGCGCGGCGATGATCTTTCGCTTTAACTTCATGGATTGCTGGCAGAACGCGACTGTTTGACGTAGGTGCTCAATTTCCTTCCGTGCGTCGTGAAGCTCCTGCTGGATATCAGATTCCGGTGGAACATCATCCGGATGGATGTCGCAAAAGCGGTCGAGCGAGATATGCAGGAGGCGACAGACAGGGCCTACAGTGTCGATTCCGGGATTTAATATTTCCCCACGCATGAATTGACCAATGTTCTTCAGAGACTTTCCGGAGGCGTTAGCCAAATCTTGATAGGTCATGTTCGGATAGCGGCTTTCCTTCTTGTTTCGACAAATTTCAGACAAATCTTGTTTCAAAAAACGACTTCCTTTCAAAAAAGCACTTTTATGGGAACAAAAAAGGAACTTCTAGTTCTCGACAAATCACCTTCCCGGGGTGTAATCTGTACTTGCAAGCAGCTCCCACACGCTTGCAGCGGCCAAAAAGCCCCGCCGTCGATGGGATGATCGACGACGGGGTGATCCCATCAAAACTTATTGATGATTCTAGCCAAAATCCAAATCGTTAAAATTGCAACAGCTGCGATCTTAATTGCCAAGCGTCTTATTCTAATGGCTTTTCCTGCGGATGTTTCCTTTTTTCGGCCAGCGTTCTCGGTCGACCGCTCGAATGATTTTGGTCTTGGTGGTTGCCGACGAGTATCTTGCGGTGTCGGCACATCCTCCCCGTTTTGTTCCGCTGGACTTATCAGTTTTACTGTGAGGTGGACTCCGTAGTAGTGTTGCTCGTCATCCTCGTCACACTCGTCATCAATGTCATCCCCAATAACTTTATCCGGCCCGCCATGGACACCAGTTGTTGTAATCACCATCAGATACCCACAAGCACTTTTCCTCTCAAAAACAGCCGCAATATTTGCAGGGACGTTCCCTATTGTTTTGTTATCAAGTTTGATATGATATGCTGGGCTTCCATTATAGTCATACGGAACAAGTACCGCATCGACACAGCCACTCGTTGGCAATTCGGATATGATTTTTTGTCGGCTAGAGCCATCATCATTCTGATATGTAACCCCTGCTGCGTTAAAACTCCAAAATTCAGACCCATTTTTTTCGGTGTGGCATTTGTAATTCATACGCATATCTCCTGTGTGCAAATTGTTGCTTTGTGCGATATAATATACATGACCGCTGGGCAAAGGGAAATGAAAAAGAAAGGAACGCTTTGGTATGACTGAACTGCTGAAAGAATTGATGTCGCTCACACCGGAAGGACTTAGTCGTTTCGCCGGGTATATCGCTGCCTTAAAAACGCGAGATAAGAGCGAGCCTCAGCCTGAGCATCCGGCGGAAGCTCCATAAATTCTTTTGCTACTTTGTAGGCCTCATCGGGTACTCCGGTGAGGTTTTCTTTTTTGTCGTCGCTGTCATCAATCAAGTAATCGACGGATACACCAAAAAAGTCGGCAATCATTTTCCAGATTTTCATTCCTGGATCGTACTTCCCTGTCTCGTATCCGGAGATTGCTGCCTGTGATAAATTCAGCGCCTCCGCCAGTTCTTTTTGATTCAGCCCCTTACTCAAACGGACTTGCTTCAGACGATTCATGGCCCTCACCTCGTTTATATTATATCAGCCTTTTTTATTTTTCCCACAAAAAATAAAGAAAATTTATAAAATTTGATTTTCACTATTGACACATCAAGATTCTTGATATATAATCCAGAATATCAAGAAACCTTATATTCAATCAAGACAGAAGGTGATTAACATTAACGGTATCAAATCCAAGCGTGTCGAAGCGGGCCTGTCGCAAAAGCAGCTCGCTGAGATCATGGGCGTCACACAGGCGGCCATTGCGAACTGGGAGACCGGCGGTGTGTATCCGCGCGCCTCGCAGCTCCCGGCGCTGGCCGAGGCGCTGAACTGCACTATCGACGATCTTTACAACGGCGGAAAGGAGGCGGGCGGATGACGGACGCAAGATTGCGGCGCAAGGTCATGAGCCTAGAGCGGCGGCTCTCTGAGGCCGAGGAAAAAATCCTTGCGTTGAAAACAGTTGCCGAAGCCGCAATAGAACTCTCGGCGGAGCCAGCGGAAGATTTTATTACGCAGTATCTCGCTGGATACTATGACCGGAGGTCACGCGTATGAACGAGCGAGAGAAAGAGGAACGTCAATACCATGTCGGCGTGGCGATCAAGCTGGTTTTGCTGGCGCTTGCGCTGCTTGGGTGGATCATTGAGCTGAAAAAGCTCGGCGCATTTTGAGAAAGGAGCGAAAGGAATGTCTACGATGGATGAACTGCGGAGCTGCCAGAAGTTCTTTATCACACCTTGCGAAGCCGCACCGTATATCGGCGTCAATCCGCACTGGATCAGGCTGATGGCTCGTGAGCATCCGGAGCGGCTCGGATTTGACACGCTGTGCGTCAACAACCGAGTCAAGATCAACCGTGCGTCATTTATTCGGTTTTTGGAGGGCACATGATCTCCACCACTGATATTATCCCACCAAAGGAGTGAGAAATCCATGCAGGAAGCATACATCAATATCTGCGCGGGGTGTCGAAAAAAGGCACATAAGACGCAGGAGCAGTGGGCAGAAGTGCTGCGCGTGTCGGTCGAGACGGTCAAGGCCTGGGAAGGCAATCACCGTATCCCGGACAACTATCATGTCTGCCTGATGGTCAATGCCTGCGGCGATACCTGGTTCGCGTACAAGCACCTTTTGCAAATCTCGGACAGCCTGAATGTACTGCCGGATATGAAGCGTCAGCCGCTTCCGCTGGCCGTGATCCAGCTGGTCAACCGCATCATCGGCTTTGCTGACCGGAACCGCGACAAGGAACTGCTGCGCATCGCAGAGGACGGCGTGATCGACACCGCCGAGCGGCCGGCCTATGACCAGATCGTGAACGAGCTGAACGACATCATCGCGGCGGCCTACACGCTGCGCTATGCGGAGGATTCGGAATGAAAAGGGCAGAAAAAAAGAGCCGCCCGGCTGCTGCGAACAACCGAGCGACTGCGTATCCCGTGAACGAGACACTTGAAAGCATCTTCAGTATATCATCAGAATGTTTGTTTTGCAAGGGGGTGAATCGATTTTGAGCGAAGATTTTCGCGCCTTTTGGTCGGTCATCCCGGCCACGGTGCTGGATGATATGTCCATCCCGGCCAATGCGAAGATCCTCTATGGGGTGCTGTCGTCGCTGATGCGGCGCGAGGGCTACTGCTGGCCCAGCAATGCGCAGCTCGCCGAGGCGATGCACTGCTCCGAGGACGTGGTCAAACGATGGGTGTCGGCGCTGGCCGAGGCCGGACACATCCGCGTCCGCATCGAGCCGAACCGCAAGGTCGGCGGCAAGATCCGCTACATCTCGCCAGTGCTGGCAGAGCCGTCCATCACGCCCTCGCAGGATGGGTACGGGGACGAATGTCCCGGTACGTACGGGGATAAAAATCCCCGGGTAGGGGGACAAACTTCCCCGTCTATATATAAGGATGGATATAAAAAAGAGAATAAAAAGAAAAAGGAAAAAGAAAAACCGCAATCGGCTGACGCCGTTGCGGCCTCCCTCCTGTATAAATGCGAGCAGAACGGTCAGCCGCTGGTGGATGCCATGCAGCGGTTTTTGCAGATGCGCGTTGAGATCAAAAAGCCGGTCAAGTCCATGCAGGCTGCTGCCATGCTTTGGAACAAGCTCGTCAAGCTGTCTGCCGGTGACCCGGACTACATGGTCGCCCTGCTGGATAAGGCGACCGAGCGGCAATGGCTGAGTCTGTTCCCGCTGAAGGATGACGAGCTGCCGCAGAACCGGCAGGCTGTCCCTGCTGATAATGCCGGGCGCGTGGATCTCAGCGGCGTGGAGTTTGTGTGATGGCCAGCAAACAAGATGCGCTGATCAGCGCACAGACTTCCGTCCTCGGCTCGATGATCATCGATTCGCGCTGCGTCCCCGTCGTGATGGAGACGATCAAGGAGGACTATTTTACAGTCGGCCAGTATCGGACGATCTTCAATGCGATCCGTGCGCTGGCTGGCGAGGGACGTCCGATCGACGCCGTGACGGTGCTCGACCGGGCTGGAAAAGCCTACACCGACCTGATCGGCCAGATCATCACGGTCACGCCGACCGCCGCCAATGTCCGCGAGTATTGCCGTATCCTGCGGAGCGAGGCCCGCTTGCAGCTGCTCAAGGATGCAGCCGGCGCAATGCTCGACGCGGAGGACGAAGACGAGATCCGCACGGCGCTGGATCAGGTCAACCGCATCATGGTCGACAAGCCTGGCATCCGGGCCATGAATATGGCGCAGGCGCTGGAAGATTTCTACCGGCGGCACGATCCATCCGTCAAGCCGGACTTCCTGCCGTGGAAGTTTGCCAAGCTCAACAAATACCTCCGGACGGAGCCGGGAGACCTCATCTACATCGGCGGCTATCCCTCGGACGGCAAGACCACGCTTGCACTGCACACGGCCCGAGAGCAGGCAAAAACCAAAAAGGTCGGGTTCTTCAGCTATGAAACAAACTGTGGGAAGCTGGCAGACGCGATGGTCTGCGCTGCCGCGCAGATCGGCCTGCCAACCATCCAACTCAACAAACTCGGCGAAAACGAGTGGGACGAACTGGCCTACATTTCCACAGATTTCACGGGCCGTAATCTCGACATCATTGAGGCCGCCGGCATGACGGTCACGGACATCCGCCTCTACACGATGGCGCACCACTACGATGTGATCTACATCGACTATGTCCAGCTCATTCCGGCCAGCGGGAAAAGCCGCTGGGAACAGGAGGATTTCCAGCGGGTCAGCGCCAATAGCCGTGCGCTCAAGCTCTTTGGTCTCCAGTGTGGTGTGACGATCGTGGCACTCAGTCAGATGACGAGGCCGCAGCGCAACAAGGACGGCATGATCCCGCCGCCGACAATGTCTAGCCTCCGCAGCACCGGCCAGATTGAGCAGGATGCGGACGCCGTTCTGCTGATGTTCCGCGAGGATCAAAAGGCAAAGGACGCCGACCGCATCATCACCTTCGGCAAGATCAAGACCGGCGCGGCAGGCGGCTCTTTCAAACTCCACTTCGACGGCGAAATGCAGACGTTCAGCGACAAGCCGAACGAGCGCAAGCAGCGCCGCGAGGAAGTGCAGCAACAGACGAAAATGCAGGAATTCCGGGAACTTCCAAAAAGCGAACCGCTCCCGGATGATTTCCCATTTGAACGAAAGGAAGAAAACACATGAAAGCAATCGCAATCCTGAATCTGAAAGGCGGCGTCGGAAAGACCGTCACTGCCGTCAACATGGCCCACATCCTGGCCGCCGATCACAAACAGCGTGTGCTCCTGGTTGACTGCGACAGCCAGTGCAACGCGACGGAGTTCTTCGGTGTGCGGCCCGGAATGGGAACGGTCACGCTGGCCGACATTCTGCGCGGCGACTTCGAACCGTACGTCTCGGAGCTGGTCACGGGCACGGATTATCCCGGCGTCGACGTGATCCCCGGCTCTGATGAGCTGATGGACATGGATATGTCCCAAATCACGAGTCAGCGCGTCAACGGCCGTGTCCTCGCGGATCTGTGCTGCACAATCGGTGAGGATGACGAGTACGACTACGTCCTGTTCGACTGCCCGCCGGCCTTTAATGCAGCGAGCGCCGCGGCGCTTTTGGCTGCGGATGAAGTTATCATCCCGATCAAGCTCGACGCCTTTTCCATCCGGGGGCTGGCCAATGTCAGCCGACAGATCGACAATATGCAGCGCATCAATCCCAAGATCCGCGTTGCCGGGGCGCTCATCACGATGTGGCGCAACGTGCCCGTCGTGCTGGAGGCCGAGGGCAGTCTCCGCGACTGCGGCCTGCTGCCGGTATTTCAGACGGTCATTCGCCGCACTGACAAGGTCGACGAGATGACCTTCGAACGCAAGCCCATCGCCATCTATTCCCCGCGCAGCGCCGCCGGCTATGATTACCGAAGCTTTGTGCAGGAGTATTTGGAGCCGCCCGTCACAATGGACGATATGCTGAGAGGAGGCGTTGACCGTGCCGTTTGATGTGAGCCGTATTTTGCAGGACGCCGCACCTGCACCGAAAGATATGACGCTGCCGGAAACAGGGCCGCGGACGGCAGAGACCATCGGAAGCGAGATCCGCTATCTGTCCCATCAGGCCAAGTGCATGACGGTCTGGTTCGGTGTGGAGATCGGCAAGCGCCTTGCCGAGGCGAAGGCCATGGTCGGCCACGGCGGATGGCTGGATTTCCTGAAAAACGAAACGGAGTTTTCGCAACCCGCCGCAAATCGATTCATGCGGATTGCGAGGGAATACGGCGAAAAAGCAAATTATTCAACGTTGAATAATTTGAGCGTTTCCAATGCTTTGCGGCTTTTGGCCGTGCCAGAAGAGGAGCGCGAAGAGTTCGCCGAGGCGGTCGATGCGGAGAATCTTTCCGCCCGCGAGCTGGAACAGGCCATTCGGGAACGCGATGAGGCACGGAAGCAGCTGGAGGCCGAGCGCGCGGCCAGTGAGGGCACGGCGCTGAAGCTGGCCGACATCACCTCCGCCCTCGATGCGGAGAAAGAAAAGACGGCAGCGCTCAGGGAGCGCACCGACGCGCAGGCAGCGAAGATCACGGAACTGGAAAACCGGCCGGTCGAGGTCGCCGTGCAGGCGGCAGACCCGGCGGAGATCGAAAAGGCCGTTGCGTATGCGCTGGCCGAGGCGGAGAAAAAGCACAAGGCCGACGTCGCTGCGCTGGAAAAGCGCCGCAGGGAGGCCGAGAAGAAGCAGGCGGAGCTTCAGGCCGAGGCTGCGAAGGCCATGGCCGATCTGAAAAACAGCACAGGCCGTGCCGATGAGCTGAAGCACCGCGTCGAGACGCTTCAGTCCGAGCTTGAGGCCGCAAAGGCAAACGCCGAGAAGCTTCAGAAGGCAGGGGCGATCCAGTCGGACGCGGACATTGCCGTCTTTCAGAGCTTCTTTCAGGCGGTGCAGGAAAACTTCAATCGCGCCTGCGGCCTGATGCAGAAGATCAAGACTCGTGACGCGGAGAAGGCCGCGAAACTGGCCCGGTTCAGCCGGGACGCGCTGGCAAAGATGTCGGCGCTGGTCGAAAAGGAGGCATGATGGCAAAAAAGAAGCGGCGGACACTCCCGCCGCCATCTCATGGGACGGAATGTTATAACCTGCTGTGCCCGTATCGGCACAACAGCACGCAGTCAGCGTATAGCTGCGCGATAATTCGCCTCTGCGCGGCCCGAAAACTGGAAAGGAGTCCACGCCATGAATGAGCCTTTGACTCTGCAAGAGCTTGTGGAGATGAACGGTCAGCAGGTTTGGGCTGGCGAGCCGTTTAACGATTGGGTCAAACTCATAATCGGCCCCTATGGCATTCCAAGCAGTATGCCCCCTGTAAAATTGTACCGTGCCCAACCAGATACGTTCGTGGAAGCAGGAAAGGCTGACAATGAAGCGCATAACGAGCTGGAACGGCGACTGTGTGCGGATCAACGGGCATAGCTTTTTCCACGATGAAAATTACATGAGGGTGGTAATCACGGATGAGTAAAGCAGTTTTAATCAGCATCCGTCCGAAATGGTGCGAGAAAATCGCGTCCGGAGAAAAGACCATCGAGGTTCGCAAGACGCGGCCGAAGATGGAAACGCCGGGCAGGTGCTACATCTACTGCACGCAGAGCGCTGATATGCTTTGGATTTTGAAGGAAAGAGAACGGTCTCTCCATCCTGATAAAATAGCGGATGTTTTCAAGGCTGCTAAATGCGGCGGAGCATATCGGGGGAATGGCAAGGTCATCGGTGAATTTGTATGTGATCGAATCGACACGATCCTTCCTGAAAACGAACCATACGGCATTTACAACATCGACGACGATTATGTCTTTCAGACGTGCCTTGAATATGGTGCGCTTTGGAACTACGGAAACGGCCAAACGCTATACGGCTGGCACATTTCAAACCTGAATATCTACGATGAGCCGAAGGAGCTGGGAGAGTTCACGGCTGCTTGCAGGTATAAAAATGATGATGGGTCGTGCCCGTCACGTAGGATTGCGTGTTCGTTCCAGAGATATGATTACAACCCAGACGGAAGCATTAACATCGCGGAATGTGAAAATACAATTCGCCGTCCGCCCAAGAGCTGGGGATATGTGGAGGAATTGCCATGAAGCCGCCGTGTGAGAGGGACTGTCCGGGGCGGTCAGCGGAATGTCACGCCAGGTGCGCGCCTTATCTGGAATATGAGGAAGCAAAACAGGCGGAATATCGGGCGAATGTGGCTGAAAGAGACCGGAACGCTTACACTGCGGACGCGGAAAAGCGGTCACGGAGTGTAGCGAGATTGAAAAGAATGGGGCTGCTGAAATGACGCATCTGAGTTTGTTTTCGGGTATCGGCGGACTTGATCTTGCTGCGAAATGGGCAGGATTTACAACCGTTGGGCAATGCGAATTTGCAGATTACCCAACAAAAGTGCTGGAAAAGCACTGGCCGGATGTGCCGCGCTGGCGTGACATCCGGACTTTGACGAAGGAGAGTTTTTATGAGCGGACAGGCCTACGAACAGTTGACGTTATTTCCGGCGGATTCCCATGCCAGCCCTTCTCCGTGGCTGGAAAGCAAAAGGGCAAAGGGGATGATCGATACCTCTGGCCGGAGATGCTCCGAGTTATCACCGAGCTGCGCCCGCGTTGCGTTGTCGGTGAAAACGTTTCTGGACTTGTTCGAATTGCGCTTGCGGGAATCCTTTCCGAACTGCAAGGCGTCGGCTACGAAGCAAGGGCTTACAGTTCTGCGGCTTGGGATGTCGGCGGACTGCACAAGGGAGAGAGAATCTTTATCGTGGCCGCGGCCAACGACGGGCGCGCCGCTGTGCGGCGGAACACACAACTTCCGGCAGATGGTGGCACTGAGAGACGCGGGGGCCGTCACGGAGGAGGAGCGGAAAAACCTGACCTGTGGAAGCGGTGGGAAGTCGAACCCCGCCCTTATGGAGTGGCTCATGGGATTCCTAATCGGGTGGACAGACTTAAATGCCTCGGAAACGCGGTAGTGCCGCAGCAGGCATATCCGATTTTCAAGGCATTGGCGGAAGAATTGCAGAGGGAGAAAAGACGTGAGAGAAGTTGAACGGAGCCGCGACGCCTACACTGCGGACGCGAAGAAGCGGTGTAAGAGCGTGGAGAGACTACGGAAAGCGGGGTTGCTGAAATGAATCGGATTGCGCGGGTATTCCCAAGAAAGACGGCTGCATCGCCTACGGATACGCTAGCGTTCTTCGGTGCACCGACAATCGAGAATATCGCAGATTGTATCAAGGCTGAAGTTGAAGCGGTGCACATCTCTACAACCTTCACATGGGACATTCCGCGTGCAGAAGATCTCTACTATGCGTGGCAAATCCTCGGTGTTCCGGTTGAAGTTGGAGGCCCGGCATTTGATGACCGCATGGGTGATTTCACGCCGGGAATGTATCTCCGAGACGGCTATATCTTCACGTCGCGCGGCTGTACGAAGGAATGTTGGTTCTGCTCGGTTCCGCGCTGCGCACATGGCGTGATTCGGGAGCTGCCGATCGTGGATGGCTGGAATATCCTCGACGACAACATTCTCGGAACGTCAGAGCAGCACTTTCGGGCGGTATGCGAAATGCTCAAGCGGCAGGAGCATTTTGCAATCTTCACCGGAGGACTGGAACCGTCTTTGCTTCAGCAATGGCAGGCGGATTTGTTGCAGGAGGTAAAACCGAAGCGGCTTTACACAGCATACGACACAAAGGATGATCTGGAACCTCTGATTGAGATGGGGCGGAAACTACGCCTTGCGGGGTTCCGGCCAAAGAGTCACGCCATGTGCTGCTATGTCCTTGTTGGATATGCTGGGGACAGTTTTGAGGACGCGGAGTTGCGGCTGACACAGACCATGCAGGCCGGATTTGTACCATACGCAATGCTTTTCCGGGATGAAGAAGGAAAAACGGACGCCGCGTGGCGAAGGTTTCAACGTGAATGGTGCAGGCCGATTATCACGGGGAAGAAATTCAATGAATATTGGTAGGAGGATCTGTAATGGACTTGGAACAGAGCGCGTTTGAGGCGCTGCGGTTCGCGTCGGCACAGAGCTTGAAGCTCTACAAGCAGCCGCTTGTTATTACCTACTCGGGCGGCAAGGACTCGGACGTGCTTTTGCATCTGGCTGGGAAATCTGGTATCCCGTATGAGGTGCTGCACTCACTGACTACGGCGGACGCACCGGAAACCGTATGGCACGTACGGGAGACCTTCCGCCGATTGGAGCTGGCGAACGTAAAGTGCGTTATCGACGCGCACGTCCAGCCGGACGGGAAGTGCGCTACCATGTGGAATTTAATACCGAAGAAAATGGTGCCGCCCACAAGGATCAAGAGGTACTGCTGCGCGGTACTCAAAGAGGGCGGCGGAAAAGGGCGATTTATTGCAACAGGCGTAAGGTGGGCCGAATCGTCGAGGCGGAAAAACAGCCGCGGTGCGATTGAGGTATCCACCAGAGACAAAAACAAGCGACTGATCCTGATGGACGACAACGACGAGAGCCGGATGCAATTTGAATCGTGCCAGCTCAAGGGCCAGCGGACGGTGAATCCGATTATTGGATGGGGCAACAAGGAGGTGTGGGACTACGCGGAGACTGAGAAGATCTGCATGAATCCGCTCTATGGCTGCGGCCACACGCGGGTTGGATGTATCGGATGCCCGTTAGCTTCGAAACGTGCCAGAATAGAGGAATTTATAATCTGGCCGAAATACAAGCAAGCATATATCCGCGCGTTTGATCGGATGCTGGAGGAACGCCGCCGCCGCGGTAAGATGGAGGGCGGGATGCGATGGGGCGAGACCGGCTTGGATATATTCAACTGGTGGATGGAAAATGATGTGCTTCCGGGGCAGGAAGTATTAAAAGAATTTCGGGAGGATTTGATATGAATTTGAAGTCGGAAGAACTGGTCAAGGCGCTGAGGTGCTGCGCAGAGGGCGAGTGCAAAGACTGCGCCATGCATGAGGATAAGCAGCGCTGCCAAGAGAATTTATTGGACAAAGCCGCTGAAGCCATCGAGCGCGACCAGAAGGAGATTGACGAGCTTCGGGAGAAGCAGCGGTGGATTCCTGTAACAGAGCGGCTGCCGGAGGAACGAGAACTTGTAAACGTGGTGTGGGTGAACAGAGTGCCGGAACCGTATTACGAAAAAATAAAAGGAGTTCCGTTTTCAGGGACTGCGTGTTTCTTCGGGGGACGCTGGTATTGGGATTCACCCATAGTCCTCGACCTGTTGTCGGAATACGGGAAAGATGATCCTGATTTGGTGGATGATGCCGTGGACATCACCCACTGGATGCCGCTGCCGGAACCGCCGAAGGAGGTGGAGTGATGGAAAATCTGTTGCAAAACTTCGCCAGCGGGCTGTGGATCGTATTGGGCGTGTACTGTTTCTTCGGGCTAAGGAAGTGGAACAAGCGGTTCAGCAAACTGTATGACGAGTTGAAGGAGGAGGTGGAGCGATGGAACGACTGACTTATTTCAAAGACGGATACTGGCGGGTAAATTTCAGCGGAGTGCAGTACCAGGCAGATTTTGTTGACCGTCTCGCAGCCTATGAGGACAGCAGACTATCCCCGGAGGATGCGGCAAATCTGCACGCAATTTTGAGAATGGGCGACGGCATGACGCTGATGCGCTTGCGGGAGCTGGCCGTGGCAGATCAAGAGGGGCGCGTGATCGTCTTGCCGTGTAAGGTGGGCGCTAGAGTGTATATCCCGGACATTGAATCCAAAACCGTTGCGAATGTCAGAGTGCAAGGAATTTCAATTACACCAAAAAGCCGTGTTGTCTTACACTTTGGCGGGTATCCTGTTGAATCTGCATGGGGAGATAGATGCGGGATAGATTGGTTCCTCAACCAAGAGGGAGCTGAAAAGGCGCTGGCGGAAATGGAGGGAAAGGCATGAGCTTCGGCAAGAAAACGCGGGAATCGGTCTATGCGAAGTATGACGGCCACTGTGCCTACTGCGGACGGGCTATCGACATCAAGGATATGCAGGTCGATCACTTTCTACCACTCAGAGCATGGGGTATTGAAGATGACGGAACGGATGATATTTCAAACCTCATGCCATCCTGCCGGATGTGCAACCACTACAAGCGGGCAAATTCTCTGGAAACATTCCGGCGGTATATTGCAGAGATTCCGCGCAAGCTCCGCGAGAACTACATCTACAAGGTGGGCGTGGTTTACGGGAATGTAGTTGAAAACGAAAAGCCGATCAAGTTCTAATTTGAAGAAATGGAGGGCAAATGATGGTAAAAAGAATCTGCGACCGATGCGGAGCCGAAATAAACCCTACAAGTTCGGCAACGTATGTAAACGTAAGGGGCGCATATTGCGAAAACACGGGAGAAGTCGAGCTTTGCTGTTCATGCGGGATGCGAATTCGTGAATGGCTAAAACCGGCCGAGGAGGGCAAGAAGGATGGCGTATAACGTTTACTTTTCTTGCGACTCGTGCGGAGCCACATATAACTGGGTAAACCACGCAGTTTCGTATTCTGCCGCCGTTTCGATTGCGAGAAGCTACGGATGGAGCGTTGGGAAACACGGGTGGTTTTGCTCAGAGTGCCGAAAGAAACGGAGGTTATGAAGGATGGATAAGTTAAAGACGTGCCCGTTCTGCGGCGGAGATGCCATCTTTTTTCGAAAAGCATATGCAGTGAACAGGAGGGTAACCGATGGGGCAACATAAGCACAACCCGACCGCTATTGCGGCGGCAAAAGGCGAGCTGCCGCCGAAGAAGCGAGCGCCGCAGCTGACCAAGCGGCAGGCGGAGCGGCTTTTGAAAGCAGAGATCCTGAGTAGATGCACGCCGCTGCTTGCACTGCCGTATGAAATGCGAAACAGAATCGGGAGGGAGTATATGTATTATGACTGATTATATCCGGCGCGAGGATGCGCTGCGCGCCGTGCAAAGGCAAAGAGGCGCGAACAGAAGCCCTGCGCAAAATGAAATGCTCAACAGAATTAAGACTGATATAATTCGTGCGCCAGCCGCCGACGTTGCGCCGGTGGTGCGCTGCAAGGACTGCGAGTATGCGCGTGATCTCGGTTTTCAGTTCGGCGGGTTGGTGCATGAGTCGTGGTTTTGCATATACAATGGGCCTCACACCACAGGCGCAAATGATTTTTGCAGCCACGGGCAAAAACGAAAGGAAGGAGAAATTGAAGATGATCCTTGATGTTTTGAATCTGCTGGCGCTGATCGAGTGGATCGCGCTGGGCGTTGTTGTCTGGCTCAAGGCGCGGAGCCTGTATCGCCGCTCGAAAGCGGTGCTGGACGCGCTGCAATCGGAAGAAACGGAGGTTTATGAAGATGACGCGGAAGCGATGCCGTAAGTTGCTGATGGCCTGCGGAGCCACCAGGAACGAAGCAAACCAAGCTATGCGCTTTGCGCACAAAGTGTACAATTGCACAAACTACGAATGTCTCTACCTCGCATTGAAGCCGCTGCTGTACTTGCAAATCCTTCGCAACCGACCTGGCGTTCCCGACACAGTGCTTAAAGCATTTGGTATCAATCCGGATGAACTATAAATGATTTGGACTTTTGCCCGCGCGGGATGCCATTGCCGTGGCGGGGAGGATCAGCCGGATGATATAGCCAGCCCGGCTCTCCGGGCTGGCACACAAAGAAAGGGATGATAACATCAGTCGAGTGATAGAGCTTCAGGCCGGGACGCGGTTCCGAGCCATTGAGCTGGCCGCGGCTCCGCAGCAAAAGCAGACACGGGCGTCGCGGCAATTTGAGACGAGCCTTGTACGGGAGGCCGTGAACATCAAGACCGCCTGCATGCGGTTGGAATTTCTGCTTTATGCAAACTTTGCAGTGGATGATTGGTTCGTGACGTTGACCTATGACGAGGATTTTCTTCCACCGAACTATGAGACGGCCCGGAAGAATCAGCCGGCCTACTTCCGCAGGCTGCGGCAGGCGCGCCGGGCGGAGGATCTCCCGTTTGATTATGTGTACGTCATGGAGGGTCTGCACGGAGATCATCGCATCCATCACCACTTCGTGACCAAGCGCGCGCCGGGCAACGACATCGCCCTATTCCGTGAACTGTGGGGCAAGGGCTTTGTCGATGTGCAGACCATTGAGGAGTTCGGCGGCTATCGCGCCGTCGCGCAGTACATGACCAAGGAGCCGCGCAAGACCGGCAAACTCCGGGTCGGCGCTCGGATGTGGACACCAAGTATCGGGCTGGTACAGCCGGAGCGGCATGACATCGAGCTTGCGCCGGGCGAGCACTACTCGCCGCCGCCAGGCGCTTCGGCCTTTGAGGGTGGAAAGTTCCCGGAACGTATCGAAAACTGTTACGGAACCTTTGTGACCTACGATTTCGAAATCCCGGCTTTGCAAACTTAATATCTATATTTTGACTTGAAACAATATATAAATACTGGGAAGGAGCGACAAAAGGACTTGCAATCTGAGAAACGGCGTGATATACTGTTAGTGTCAGCAGACGGGAAGTTGATTTGCCCGTTGTGCGGGCGGCCGACGCAGCAGCGTGTGCGGCCGACGACCGTGCTGACAGACTTCCCGCTGTACTGCAAGCTGTGCAAGCGAGAGTCGATCGTGAATATGAGCCAGAGCCAAAACCATCGAGTTAGTGCCAGCGCCAAATGATTTGACCGTGAAAACGGAGAATCGTTTGGCGCTTTTGTTTTGCACCCGAGGTGATAGCCGGATGGCATGAGCGCCATGATCTCCGTCGTGAGGTCATGGCGCTTTTTGTTTGTCCATGGATTACAAAAGCAAACGCTGGCTGCACCTGCGCGACGCGGTGCTCCGGCGTGACAAATACCGATGCCGAGAGGCCGCAAGGTTCGGCAGGAACGAGCTGGCGACCGTTGCCCACCACGTCTACCCGGTGGAAGATTTCCCCGGCTGGCAATGGTGCAGCTGGAATCTGATCGCTGTGAGTCAGGCAGCGCACAACAGCTTCCACGACCGCGTGACCGGCAAGCTGACCGATTGCGGTCTCGCGTGGCAGCGGCGAGTGATCCCCCCTCCCGATGCGCCGCCGCCGTTCTGACCAAAGCACCGGAGTGGGCCCCCTTTTCCGACGGCGGGAAAACGGGCGGAGGGGGTAAGCGAGGATGACCGAGGCGCGCGGGTGCGCGCGAGAATTGAATCATGCGGTGCGGGCGCAAACGACGCGCCTGCGCGAAACGCCGGAGGCTGTGCCAGGCAGCAGCGACATTGGGAACGCCGCCATTGCCTTCTCAGATCCTCCTAACTGGGCCCGGAGCCGCCGGGCCTGGCAGAGTCTCCGGCATGCGGGAGGTGAGCACTTGGCCAGAGAGGACATGATCCGGAAGGACATGGAGCTGGTCGGAACCTACAACGAGATATTCGAACCGACGATCAAGCAGCTGGCCAAGGCGGAACGCGAACTCTCCCGCGCAGAGAAAGAGTGGAAAAAGCAGGGTGGGCAGCGGATCTGCACCATGGTCAACAAGACCGGTGCAGAGTACACCGCCAAGAGTCCGTACTGGGCGGCGGTCGAAGATCTGCGCGCGACGGTGCAGTCTCTCCGCAATCAGCTCGGCCTGACGCCGACCGGCCTGAACAAGGCCAGGTCGAAGCTCCAGCCGACCGCGACCGGGAACAGCAAGATTGAGCAGCTGCTCGCGGCGGCACACGACCACGCCGTAGAGCAGGGCGCGCAGTATCAGCGCGACGTCGACGCCTTTGTCGAGTCGGTGCTCTCCGGAGAGTCCGGGCTGTGCGAAGACGTTGTCCTATCCTGCAAACGGTATGTCGCGGATCTCGGCTCCGGCAAGTGGGATTTCCGAGCAGAGCCGGCCAACGATATCCTCGCGATCATCGAGACGATGTTCTGCCACCAGCAGGGTGAATTCCTCGATGCGACGCCGCTGCGCGGCACGCCATTTCTTCTGCTCCCGTACCACAAGTTTATTGTCTACAACCTGATGGGTTTTTATCTGCCGGATACAAAGATCCGGCGCTTCAAGGAAGCTGTGGACTTTATCCCCCGCAAAAACGTCAAGACTACCTTCGCGGCCTCTCTGGCCGGAGCGCTAGCCATGTATGAGCGTGCCTCCGGCTCTAAAGTCTATGAGGTTGGCGGCGCTTTGAAACAGGCGCTCGAAGGTTTTGACTTCCTCAAATACAACTTCAACCGCCTCGGCGTAACAGTCCGGGACGATCCAAACCAGGGGCTGCGTATCATCGACAACAACATGGAGCGGTCCATTTCCGGTGACATTGGTGACGGCATGATCTCGATCAACGCCCTTGCCGCGAACCCTGACAAACAGGACTCCTTTAACTGCAACATCGTCATCGCTGACGAGGCCCACACCTACAAAAGCCCGCAGCAATATCAGATTCTGAAGGACGCAACCAAGGCGTACACCAACAAATTGGTCATCATCATCTCATCCAACGGCCCCAATGCCCGCGGCTTTTTGCTCGGCCACTTGGACTATTGCCGGAAGATCCTGCGCGGGACCGTCACCGGCAACGCGGCAGACAGCATCTTCTGCTTCCTCTGCTCCGCGCCGACACTGGAAAACGGCGACGTTGACCTGCATGATCCGGCTGTGCTGAAAGCAGCCTCGCCGGGCTGGGGCTACTCCATCCGCCCGCAGGACATGATCAACGACGCGGCTATGGCCGCTGAAAACCCGGCGCTCCGGCCGGAGTTCCTCAATAAATCGCTGAACGTCACAACGAACGCGATCAAGGCATGGTTTGACATCCAAGAGTTCCGCAAGAGCGACGAGAAGTACGACTGGAACTATCGGCAACTCGCGAAGCTGCCTATCCGTTGGTATGGCGGCACAGACCTTTCGAAGCTGCACGACCTTACGGCCGGCTGCCTCTTCGGCCACTACAAAGGCGTGGACATTATCATTTCGCACGCATGGTTCCCGCGGCCGGCCGCCATCGTCAAGGCACAGCAGGATCAAATCCCGCTGTTCGGCTGGCAGGAGGACGGCTGGCTGGACATGACAAACGACAAGGTCACAAATCACCACGATGTGGTGCAATGGTACAAAAAACTGCGCGCCGATGGGTTTAAGATCCGCCGCATCGGACACGACCGAAAATTCTGCCGCGAATACTTCGTCGAGATGCAGAAGGAACGCTTCCCCATCAAGGATCAGCCGCAGCTGTTCACACGGAAATCCGAAGGTTTCCGCTACCTGGAGGCCAGCGCCAAGAAAGGAACGCTCTACTACATGCACGCCGAACCCTATGAGTACTGCGTACAGAACGTTGCCGGCATTGAGAAGGCAGACGACATGGTCATGTATCAAAAAATCGAGCCAAACCTCCGCATCGACCTCTTTGATGCCTCGGTGTTTGCGGTTTGCGCTTATCTCGAAGATCTGACCGCCAGCAATAAGGCGGCAGGCTGGTATGACAAGAAAGACAAGGACGGTGATGCAGATTGAGAGTGAAGCCGCAGCGCAGAGGGATGGACCCAGCGCTGCAAAAATGGATGATCGGCGCGATCGACGCTGATACGTTGGCCGTTCCCGGCTACACGCGCCTGATCGACAGCCCGGATGTGCTCGCCGCCATCGGCGGCCTCGCTGATATCATCTCGAACGCTACGATCCAGCTCATGCGGAACACCGATGACGGCGACGTCCGCGTTCGCAATCAGCTGGCGCGCTTCATGGACATTTCCCCGTGGCGGCACGGGACGCGCAAGGATCTGATCTCCTGGATCGTCTGGACGATGCTGACGACCTCGACCGGAAGTGCCTTCCTCCTGCCGCACACGGAGCGTGGCCTCCTGAGCGAGCTGGAGCCGATGCCAGGCGCGTATGCGCTGAGCGACGATAACGGCCTGACCTACTATGTCATGTGGCAGGGACGGCGATATGCGGCCGACAGCGTACTCCATTTCAAACGCTGGCCCGACCCGGCACAGCCCTGGCAGGGAATCGGCCTGCGGATCAGTCTCCGGGATGTGACCGCGAATCTCCGGCAGGCGGCCGCCACGAAAAAGGGCTTTATGTCCGACAAGTGGAAGCCGAGCGTGATCGTCAAGGTGGATGCGCTGGCCGATGAATTTGCCGATGAGGCGGGACGCAAGCGGCTGGTCGATCAGTATATGTCCGGTAGCTCCGCGGGCGAGCCGTGGGTGATCCCGGCAGAGCTGATGGAGGTGCAGCAGGTCAAGCCCCTGAGCTTGACGGATCTCGCCATCAAGGACAGCGTGGAACTGGACAAACGCGAGGTTGCTTCGCTGGTCGGTGTGACGCCGTACATGGTCGGCGTCGGCAGTTATTCCGATGCGGAGCACAACCACATGATCCGCACCACAGCAGTCACGATCTCCAACATCATCTGCCAGGAGCTGACGCGAAAACTGCTGATCTCCGAGGAGATGTATTTCCAGATGTCCACACGCCGGCTTTATAGCTACACGCTGCAGGAGCTGGCCAGCGTGGCCGACGATCAGTACATCCGCGGCCTGATGGACGGAAACGAGGCCCGCGATTGGCTCGGCCTCAGCCCGCGCAAGGGCCTGAACGAGCTGGTCATCCTCGAAAACTACATCCCTCGCGGTATGATCGGCAATCAGAAAAAACTAGAAGGAGGCGACGGCAATGCCGAATGAACGCCAGCAGCGGCAGGTGCGCTGCGTAGCCCAGCAGTTCCAGACGCGCTCGGCCAACGATGATTTGTTCCTCGAAGGCTATTTCTCCGTCTTTAACAGCGAATACCCGCTTTGGGAAGGCGCGAGCGAGATCGTAAAGCCGGGCGCTTTTACCAATTCCGTCTCCGGAGATGTCCGGGCGCTCATCAACCACGATTCCAGTCTTGTGCTCGGCCGCACGAAGGCCGGCACGCTGACGCTACGGCAGGATGAGCGGGGCCTCTGGGGCAGCATCAGAATCAATCGGGACGACGTTGACGCCATGAACCTCTACGCCCGCGTCCAGCGGGGTGACGTTGACCAGAGCTCGTTTGGATTTGACATCAAACGCGAAACCTTTGTGGATCTCGGCGACGGAAAATGCCGCTGGGAAATCGAAGAGGTCGATCCTCTCTACGAGGTGTCTGTCTGTACGTTTCCGGCCTACACGGAAACGTCCGTCAGCGCCCGCAAGCAGGATCTGGCCGAAATTGAAAAACGCCGCGCCGAGGCCTGGCGCAGCGACATGAAAAAGAAACTGGGAGGTACACAGTAAATGGCATTAAAAGTTTTGCTGCTGCGGAGCCGTCTTGCACCGCTGCAGACTGAGCTTCAGACGCTCGAAACCACGCGCAATGGCTTCGCGGCCCGCGAAGCGGAGCTGGAGCATGACATCGCCGAGGCGCAGACCGATGAGGAGCGCAGCGTCGTTGAGGCCGCTGTGAATGCTTTTGAGCAGGAGCGCAGCGCGAACGCCGCGGACATCACCCGTGTGCAGGAACGGATCAACGAGATCAACGAAGAAATCCGCAGTCTGGAAGAAGCGCAGACGCCGCCCGCATCTGATCCCCCGGCGGCAGAGCCGACCGGAACCACCAACACCGAAAGGAGTAATCATTCCATGCCTATCAACAACCCGGAGCGCCGTTGGTTCGGCCTCACCTATCAGGAGCGCGACGCGCTGCTGGCGCAGCCCGCCGTCAAAGAATTCCTGCAGCGCGTCCGCGAGGCGCGCAGTCAGCAGCGCAGCGTAAACGGCGGCGAACTCGGCATCCCTGATGGTTTTCTGCCGATCCTGCGCGATCTGACCTATCAGGAATCCAAGTTCCTGCGCTACTGCTTCACCACGAGCTTCCGCGGCACCACGCGCCAGAACGTTGCCGGTGTTGCACCGGAGGCCATCTGGACCGAAATGACCGACGCGCTCAACGAGCTCGACATTGACTTCTGGCAGCTGACGATGGACGGCTACATGGTCGGCGGCTATATGGCTGTCCCGAACTCGCTGCTGATGGATGACAGTGACCTGCAGCTCGCCTCGACCATCCTTCAGGCACTCGCATCCTCGCTCGCAAAAGCGATCGATAAGTCCATCTGGTTCGGCACCGGCGAAAAGATGCCCGTTGGCATCCTGACCCGTCTGGCCGCAACCGCGAAGCCCGCATGGTGGGGCGCGCAGCAGGGCGATTTTACCGACCTGCATACCAGCCACATTCTGAAACTCGACCTCTCCGCCAAGACTGGCGTCGAGTTCTTCCAGCCGCTGGTCGCGGCGCTGGCTGTGGCCAAGCCGGACTACTCCAACGGAACGGTCGTCTGGACCATGAATCGCAAGACACATCTCGACCTGATGTCCCGCGCGTTGGCCTACAACTCCGCTGCGGCCATGGTTGCAGGCGTCAACAACACTATGCCGGTCGTCGGCGGTGTGATCGTCGAGTGGGAAGTCATGCCGGACAATGAGATTGCAGGCGGTTTCCTGAGTCTCTATCGCTCGGTCGAGCGCGAGGGCACGCTGATCGAATCCAATACAAATGTGCGGTGGCTTCAGAATCAGACCTGCTATAAGGGCCTCCAGCGCCGCGACGGTAAGCCTGCCATCGGCGAAGCGTTTGTGGTTGTAAACTACGGTAACGCAACCCCGGCCACGACTACGACTTTTGGCAAGGACCTTGCCAACACTGCGATCGGCACTCTAATCGTGACGACGGCAGCCGGCACCGGCGCGTCCGGCGACAGCACCGTGACGGTGGCCGGCAACAGCTCCGGCGCGCTGAAATACCAGGTCGGCGGTCAGGCCGTGCCTGTGGCGAACGGCGAGCCCATCGGCAAGGGCTGGACAGATCTGCCCGCAAATAAAACCATCAAGAGCGCCACGACCGGCGCGACCATCACCGTCGTTGAGGTCAACGCGGACGGCAAGGCCGTGGCCGTTGGCTCCGGCAGCGTGACCGCCAAGGCATAAGAGAGGGGGCTGTGGAATGTCAGCAAACCTGCGTCTGACTTACATGAAGGTTGATCTTGGCATTTTGTCGTGCGCTGATCAACAGGAGCTTTATATGCGCGGTCTGCTGACCACAGCCGAATCCTTTGTCCGCCGGCGCGGCATCACGCTGGCGGACGACAGCGACGAGGATGACATGCTGGTCGGCTCCGTGGCCGCGTGGATGTATCGTGCCCGCGGCAACACCGAGCGGGCGGCACTCCCCCGGAATCTTGACATCATGATCAAGGATCGGCTGTGCCACGAGAAAATGAGGGACGGTGGATGATCTACGACAAGATTTTGACGATCTACACGCTGCTCCCTGGTCGGTCTCCTGCCGTGCGCAAGCTCAAGGCCGTCAGCCAGCACTTTTACTGCGAGCGCACGGTGTACGCCTCCCGGTTTTACGCCGGGAAGCAGGTCGGGCAGAAGCTCGTGCGCATGGTGTCCATGCCGCGCAGCGTATTCGACGCGCCGATCGAGGCTGACCAATACTGCACACTGGAGGACGGCCACGTCTATCGCATTGACCAGGCGCAGCGCGAACAGGACGCCGACGGCCTCGACATCAACACGTTAAGCCTTGCGGAGCCGGAGGGAAAATATGAGTTATTCCAAGATTGAAAACGCGCTCAAGACCGTCCTGCCGGATGCGGTCTACAAGGTACAGGCCCCGGAGACAACGGACGACGGTGAGCCGCTGCTCCGCTATCTTGTCTGGACGCCGACCGGCGACCGCTACGCCTACGCCAACAGCCGCCCCTTTGCCACGATCTATCAGGCTGTTGTGACCGTGGCCACGCAAACCGAAGATGATACGCTCCCCGCCGAAGTCTCAAAGGCTTTGGCGGATGCGCATATCGCGATGCAGATGCCGGAGCACTCCTACGACGTCGAGACAGCCACCTACTACACGGACATTCCCTGTGAGGTGATCTGATGGCGCAGATGGAGACCGACGGCATTGAAGAGGCCATCCGGCAGCTGAATAAGGCCGATCTGTTTACCGACGAGAACGTGAAGCGGATGCTGACAGCCGGCTCCGAGGTCATGCTGACCTCTGTAAAATCTGCCTTTGTGGAGTCCGGACATAACAGCCCCGGCCGAAAGCGGCGTACTGGCGAGACGCTGCGGCATATCACAAAGGCTCGTGTCGTCCGGAAGGACAAAAATGGCGTCCCGTATATGTTCGTTACGATCCACGGGAAGGACAGCCGCGGGCAGCGGTACGGCACGAAAGGCTTTGTGCTGAACTACGGCCGGCGAACCGGCGGCAAGATCCCGGCAGACTATTACTGGTCGACCGCGGTACACAACACCTGGCAGCAGGCCAACGACAAAATGTCCGACGTCGCTGCCGACATTCTGAAAGGAGAATGACATGCCTGAATTTGATCTTCGCGGCATGAAGGTCGCGAAATACAATTACGACAAAACGCAGAAGAAAATCAGTTATGACACGCCGATGTCCATGGGCGACGCAATGACGGCCAATCTCGAACTCAAGTTCGCGGAGGGACGTCTCTATGCCGAGTCCGCGCTGGCCGAGTACATGAAGAAGGTCACGGGCCTGACAGTCAGCCAGGGCGTGAAGTACATCCCGGACGAGACGCAGAAGTTGCTTTTCAAAGCGTATGAGCTGAGCCGTTCGGTCGGTTCCGGCTCGCCCAAGACCGTGAAGAGCATGGCCTACGGCAAGACCTCGACCGGTCAGTACGTCGGCAGCGGATTCTATGCGCCGGATATGATCGACGGCGTAGAGAAGTTCACGGCGATCTTCGTCCACAAGACGCTGTTCGGCCCGCCCAGCAAGGCGCTCCAGACCATGGGCGAGCAGATCAACTTCCAGACGCCGACGACCTCCGGCGAAGCGCTGGTCGATGACGCAGGCCACTTGATGGAGTGGGACTCGTTTGACACCGAGGCCGAGGCCATTGCATGGCTCGACGCCTGCTTCACGACGGAACCGACCGTCGTCACGGAGGGAGGATAAACCATGGATCTCCGTTTGAAAACGCTGCCGTTTGAGTATGGCGGCCACACGCTCCAGCTCTGCTGCAATTTCAACGTGCTGGCAGATCTTCAGGCGGCCGGCGAACTGGATGAGATGCTCGATGAGAAGCGTTCCTTCCGGAATTTCACGCGGCTGCTCGCGGCGCTGGTCAACGAGGCCGCGAACGCTGCCGGGCTGGATCTCTCCGTCACGGATCGCGAGATCGGCCGTGCGGTGAGCTGGAAGGAGTTCCGCCGCATCCAGAGCGATGTGTTCGGCCTGCTGTTCGCAGCGGTCTTGGCTCCGGACGATGACGAGGCGGAGCCGACCGAAGAAGAAACAAAAAACGTGGAGACCAAGGAAGCGGCAGCGACGGCCTGAACTTCGCTTGGTATCTGAATATCTGGATCAATGTCCTGCATAACGACGAGGCCGTTTTCTGGCGGACAATGACGCCGGCGCGGTGCGTAGCGCTTTACCGTGAGTTTTTCAAGCTCATGGGCGCACCGAGCCGGCGTTTCGTTTCTGAGGCTCCTGCGGAGCCGGAGAAGCCCGCCCGCTTGTCGTTGTCGGCATATCTGATGGGAGGTGGCGGTTGATGGCTGCCCCGAGTATCAACACAAAAGTCAAAATGGATGGCGAGCGCGAATACAAGGCAGCGCTTGCCGAGATCAAGAGCGGCCTGAACGTTCTGAAATCCGAGCTGAATCTCGCGTCCGAGCAGTTTCGGGATAACGCGGACAGCGTCGAGGCACTGACCAAGAAGAACGACATCCTCGACCGCACGATTCTGACGCAGAAGGAAAAAATCGAACAAATTGAAAAGGCGCTCCGGTCCTCGGCATCCGCCTATGGTGAGGCGGATGAACGCACCAATCGCTGGAAAACGCAGCTCAACAATGCACAGGCCGAATTGGTCAAGATGGAGCGTGCATTGAAGGATAACGAGGACGCGCTCCAAAAAGCACAGAGAGAGGCAGACGGCACGACGAACGCTTTTGGCAAGCTGAAAAAAGCTCTGTCCGACACCAAGGAGCAGGGCGGCGGCATCAAGGGCCTGTTTGCCAATCTCAAGGAGGAGTTCTCCGGCAACAACGAGGTCATGCGCGGCCTCGGTGACGCGCTGACGGACGTGTCCGGCAAATTTGGCATCCAGCTTCCAGAGGGCGCACAGAAGGCCGTGCAGTCTCTCAACGGCATCCATGCAGGTGCGGCTCTGGCTGTGACCGGTCTCGGCCTTGTGGCCGCTGCCGTGGTCAAGGCCGAAAAGGCCCTCGTTGACATCACGAAAGAGGCAGGCGCTGCGGCGTCTGAAATTCTGAAGCTGTCCTCCGTCACTGGGCAGTCAACCGAGTCCATTCAGGAGTTTGACTATGCAGCCGAAATGATCGGTGTTTCGTCCGACCGCATCCGCGACTCTCTCAAAGAGACCACCAACAAGATGCAGGAGGCGCGGGACGGCAATGAAGCTACCGCCGCCGCTTATGCTAAGCTCGGCGTGGCCATCACGGACGCGGATGGCAATCTCCGCAGCGCCGAGGATGTGTTTTACGACACCATCGACGCGCTCGGACAGATGGAAAACCGCACAGAGCGCGACGCCGTTGCAATGGACCTCATGTCTGAGTCGGCGCAGGAGCTGAACCCGCTGATCGACGCGGGCAGCGACACGCTGAAAAAATACGCCGACGAAGCGCACGAAATGGGCTATGTGCTCGACAATGACGCGCTGACCTCGCTGAAAGCCGTAGACACTGGTTTCCAGACCTTGCAGAAAACACAGGAGGCCGTCAAAAATCAGATGGCCGCAGAGTTTGCGCCGTACCTGACAAAAGCGCTGGAGGACATCCGCGAGCTGATTCAGAAGGTCGGCAAGGCGCTGATCGAGTCCGGCGCGGTCGACGCCTTCGGCAGCATCCTGGAATCCTCCGTCGCGCTGCTGGAACCGCTCGGCTCGCTGATCTCCGCGATCCTTCCGGCGCTGGCCGCAGCGCTGAAGCCCATCGCGCAGACGGTCGCGCTGATCGCGGACACCGCCAACGTGATCGTTGGCCTGTTTACGTTCAACGGCGACAAGATCAAAACCGCGCTCGGCCTGAACGCCAGCTCCGGCCAGCTCAGCAACATGCAGCGTGCCAGCGGTGCCTATAATGGCTACCGCTATTCGCAGTCTGCGGGCTGGATTACAGAGGGCACCTACACGGACGCGGAGCTGCGGTCGATGTACAACAGCGAGGTTTCCGCTGGGACGGCGCAAGGGACCTTTGAGGCCTGGAAAAATGCCGGGTCGTGGCGCAGGAACGCCAGCGGCACAGACTGGTTTCCCGGTGGGCGGACGCTGCTGAGCGAGCACGGCGCGGAGACCGCGATCCTGCCGCAGGGCACGCGCATCCTGACCGCGCAGGAGACGCGCCAGACCGGCGGCGATACTTACAACATCACGATCGACGCCCACACGGTGCGGGAGTTTGAGGACATCCTCCGCATCGTGCAGGAGCGCCGCAGAGTGGTTCGGATGGGAGGCGCAACTGGATGAGTGTTACACAGAAAATATATGCCAAAGCATTTGCTTTTTTGGATTTTACGAATCAAGGAGCAAATCTCCATACGGGGAATCAAGTGACCCTTGAAAATGGCTCCGATAGGATTTTGCTAAAATTCAATGATGTCCCATCCTCAATGCAATTTAAGCGAATTTCCGCGATTTCGCTATCAATGTACTGCCGTTCTGCTGTGTCAACAGATACGATATACGGCTATGGCACAGTTGATTTTTCTGCGTTCGACGGCTCAGGAACATTCGACGAAAATACAGTTACATACGCTTCATGGCCGCAAACAAGTCCGGGCCATTTGCTTATTTCTGATTCCACCAATATATCCGATTTGCCACAGTGGAAGAAAACGTACGCTTTGAGTGGAAGCGGCTCTTACGGCGATGTGCTCGTTTCATGCTTGGGCAACTGCGCAGTGGCTAGTGCTGGTTTCTATAAAGCGCAAAATGCAGTGTTTGATGTGAGCGGTGCAAACGCTCCGTATATTGAGATTACCGTTGATGACACGACTCTCGTAGACACCCTCGCGTTAAAATCACTGGCCCCAGCATCCGGGGCTATCAATCGTTTTTCGGACAGTATATTCACATGGGGCATTACGACCCCAACTCTTTGCATACCTAAATTAGTTCAAGCATCTGCAACTTTTCGCTGGCGCGCTTCCGGGTCTAGCACTGTTCACGAAGTTTCAGTTAGTGGATCAGCAAATAGTGTAACCATTCCAAAAAACACATTCCCGAGTGGGAATATCCAGTGGCAGATTATGCTGACTGCAAACAGCGGAAAAACGACAACGTCGGAATGGATCACGCTATCTGCATCGGATCAAAAACCAACTGCTGAAACAGTTGCACCTCAAAGCATTGTAATCGATGCAAGCGTTTCCAACAAATTTACATGGAGACACATCATCTCAACGGGTACGGAGCAGACAAAGGCTGAGCTGCAAATCTCGTCGGACAATAGCACATGGGCCGCGCTGGCCACAGTGGTTGGCTCCAGCAATTCCTACACAGTTCCGGCGAACACGCTCGGCAGCGGGACGAAATACTGGCGCGTTCGAACCTATAACACCGACAATGTGGCCAGCGAATGGAGCGCATCGGCGCAGTTCGTCTCGGTTGGTGCGCCGGATGCTCCAGTGGTCGTCATTCAATCCACGACCCCGCGCCCCTCAATCAGCTGGCAGGTAACGGGCCAGCAGGCTTATCAAGTTGAGATCGATGGTGTGACGGCCAGCGGAACACGCTTCGGAACCAATAAGAGCTACCGCTCTCCGGCCTATCTGGCCGATGGCAGCTACACGGTGCGCGTCCGTGTGCAAAACGAATACGGCTTCTGGTCGCCGTGGGGCACGGCGGCGTTCCCGGTCACAAACGTACCGGGCGGCACGATCAGGCTGACCGCCGAGGGCGGCATCGAGGCGGCACTCAGATGGACGCCGGGCAGCTTTGACTACTATCTGGTCTATCGGAATGGCGTGGCTATCGCAAAGGTCACGGAACCGAGCTACACCGATGCAGCCAGCATTGGTGGTGTGCGCTATCAGGTGCGCGGCTGCTACGACAACAGCGACAATTACAGTCTGTCCGAGGCCGTGGAGGTCACGGTCAGCACAGACAACGTCCGACTCTACGACATGGAGCGCGGCGAATGGCTGCACTTCCTCTATGATTCTTCGGCACACCGCAGCACGGGCCTGAACCTGTCCCATGACATCCAATATGTCCAGCTCTCCGGGCACACCTACCCGGTCGCCGAGCGGAGCGAATTTAAGTCCCGCGCGCTGCAGATCACCTGCGTCTGCGCGGACGACGCGGAGCGGCAGGCTCTGCGGGCGCTGCTCGGACACCTAACCTGCTGCAAGACGCCGGAGGGTAACATGACCATCGGCTACCCGGCCAGCATCACGGAAAACTCTGACGATTTCTTCAGCACTTACAGTTTCACCATCGAGCAGATCGACCGAAAGGAGGAGATCGACCTTGATTCGTGACGTCTCCTACCACGTCAACGTCCTGCGCAACGGAGCCGAGTTTACCCGGCTCCATTGGCGCAGCGGCGACAACCCCAACATCATGGTCAACAAGGACGCCGAGATCAAAGGCAGCTTCTCCGGGCGGTTCTACGTGCCCGACACGGTCGATCTGCTGTCAGACGAGCTGCAGCCCGTCATGCGGCTGAACGGCGTGGAGACGCCGCTGGGCGTCTTCCAGACGGCGACTCCGAGCCGCGCGACCGACCGATACAACACGGTCGTCCAGATTGAGGCCTATGACCGCTGCTGGCGGCTGCAAAACCAGCGTACGGAGAACATCCTGCACATCGCCGCCGGCACGTCCTACATTACGAAGATCCGCCAGATGCTGACGGAGGCCGGGATCGGGCTGGTCATTGCGGCTCCGTCCACAGCCACGCTCCAGACCGACCGCGAGGACTGGGAGATCGGCACGACCTACCTCGCTATTATCAATCAGCTGCTGGCCGAGATCAATTACAGCGATGTGTGGTTCGACGGCAGCGGAATCGCGCATTTGGAGCCGTATGAACAGCCCAGCGCCGACCGCATCGATCATGCCTATTCCTATAACGACGTCGTCCACGCGCAGCCGATCGGGCCAGATCACAATGACGAGACGGACATTTTCAACGCGCCGAACGTCTTTGTCCGAATCTGCAGCAATCCGGATCTCGATGCCGACATGGTGGCCACGGCGGTCAACGAGTCCCCGACGTCCAGCACGTCCACGTTCAAACGCAAAATGCGCATTGTGGATGTGCAGCGTGTGGACAACATTGCAAGTCAGGATGAGCTTCAGGCCGCCGCAGACCGCGCCCGGAATGAATCCATGTTAGCGGCGCGAACCATCACATTTCAGACACTCAACGAGCCGGGGCACGGCGTCGGGGACATCATCTCCATCGACGACCCGGAGTTGGCCGGGATCTACGAGGAGACCGGCTGGTCGCTGACCATGGCCGCCGGCCAGATGATGCAGCACACAGCGAAAAGGACGGTGATCGCATGATGGATCTGTTTACGGCCACGCTGGAGAGCCCGCAGGAATCGCCGCTGCTCTCGCTGGCGACGATCGGCGCGAAGTACACGGACGGCGTCTCGCTGATCTTCCCCGGCCAGACCGAGGCAACTGCGAAGCACTACCGCTGCAATCCGGACGTCACCTTCGCTGCGGGCAATCGCGTCCTGATCGCCCGCGTCAGCGGCAGCTATGTGGTGCTGTGCAAGGTCGGCAAGCCAAAGTAAGGAGGTAGCTATGAGCCTAAAAATCATGCAGGGCGACCAGTACGCCATTGTATTTACTGGGACGCAGGACGGCGCGCCGCTCGACTTATCAAAAATCGAGATGATCGAGTTCATCGTTGGGAAGCTGCGCAAAATCTACCCCGGCGAGGTCACGACGGACACAGACGGAAACTTCCTGTTCCCTCTGACGCAGGAGGAAACCTTCCTGTTCAAATCCGCTTCTCAGGCCGTTCAGATCCGCGTCAAGTTTACCGGCGCGGAGCCTGTTGTCATTGGTACCAGCATTGAGGGCATCCGCGTGAGCGATTCCATCAGTAAGGTGGTGCTGTGATGATCCACTTTGACATCGGCGGGAAGCCGAGCATCCAATTCAGCATGCCGCCCTTGCGGGTGTCACCCGGCGGCAGTGGCGGCGGCAACGTCTCATCTGCACAGATCAACACCATTGTAGTCCTCGACCGGGCGGAATATGACGCGCTGGACGTCAAGGACGTAAAGACACTGTATCTGATTCGGGGGTGACGGAATGATCACAGTCGGAGAAGAACAGCTCAAGGAGTTGTTTGTCGGTGAGATGGGCATTAAGAAGGCCTGCATCGGCGAAGAACCCATCTATACCCGCCCGGGCGGATATTTATACATCGAACTGAGCGAAAAGAAAGGGGCATAACCTATGGCAAGTTTTTTCAATCTAATTCTTGATACGCTTGCACCGTCTGGGTTGACACTGAAGCTCAACAGCGGCGCAACGTATGCAACAAGCAACACCGTCACCGCAACGATCACGCTGACGGATGAAACCAAGACCGGCTACCAGATGAAGTTCTGGGGCATCAAGGTGGCTGCAACGGAAGAAGATGCATCGTGGGAAACCTTTGCGGCCAGCAAGTCCATCATCCTGACGGAAGGCGATGGCCTGAAAACCGTGCATATCAAGGTGCGGGACGACGTTGGCAACGAAACGGCTGCGGTCGCAGCTTCCATCACGGTCAACACTGCGGTTCCGGTGATCACAATCACTGGCCCCGATAAGACCAGAATTTCCAAAGTTACCGGCTTCGACACCTGCGCGTTCTCCTTCACCTGCGACGTGGACTTCGAGGAATACACGGTGCGTGTTGTTCCGAGCACCAGCAGCCTCCATGACGCCGGTACGCAGATCCCGACCACTGGCGGCTCCACAAACACCTCCGGCAGCAAGGGCGGCTACAAGAAGGCCACGGCGATTGATGTCACCATCAAGGGCGCCGACCTTGCGACGGCATCCTCCGGCGACGGCACGAAGATCATCAAGGTCTTTGTGAAGAACGCTGCCGGGACTTGGAGCGTGGCATAATGGCCGCGCCGGGACTGACGTTCACCATCACAGGGAATAAAATCTCGGCTGTCTCCGGTTTCGATTCCATCACCGTCAAATTCTCGTCGGACATCGCATATCAGGCATTCGAGTGCCGCGCGACGAAAACCGGCGAGGACTGGGGGCGCGGGAAAGGGGCGCTCATTGCGTCCTTTTCCCAGACCCCGGCGGGGACGGAGCGAACCTTTGAGGTCTACGACGATTTTCTCCTGAGTGGTGACGGGGAATATCGAATCTCCCTCTACGCACAGGGCGCAGACGGAAGCTGGAATGATAACTACGGCTTTGTGCCGTCCGGCACGACCAAGACCATGTTGACGGCAGACGGCAAGGAATTTCTCTGCATGAAGGAGTGATTTTATGGCAGACCAGTACAACAGTGCGCACACTGGCGCAGAGATCGATCAGGCGGTGTCTGACGTCCAGAACAATAAGGCCGCATGGGGCACGAAGGAGCTACCGAATGTCACTACTTCGGACAATGGAAAATTCCTGCGTGTTGTGTCTGGTGCATGGGCGGCTGCGGAGATCGCAAACGCGAATGGAGGTAGCTTCTGATGGCTGAATATTTGACAAATACAACCGACCTGACAAAGGTTGCAGCAGCTATCCGGGAGAAGGGAGGCACATCTGATTTGCTTGTCTACCCGGATGGATTTGTGACAGCGATTGGGAACATTCAGACTGGTGGCACCACACCCGGAGCACCCGGTGACATTACGTTTTATGACTATGACGGTACGATTGTCACGTCTTGGACATTAGAAGAACTAGCAACAAAGACCGCGCTACCAGATTATCCGTCTCATGAAGGGCTGATCTGTCAGGGCTGGAACTGGTCGCTTGCTGACCTCAAGACCACAAATCGCAAGATGAATGTCGGCGCAATGTATATCACGGATGATGGCAAAACCAGAATCTATATCCGTCTGGAAGAAGGGCGTACGTCTCCGATGCTTGGCGTTTGTCCGAATGGTACTGTCACCGTGGATTGGGGTGATGGAACCACACCCGATACGTTGACGGGAACAAGCACATCGACGGTGAAGTGGACACCAAATCATGCTTATGCTGCAGCGGGTGAGTATGTAATAAAACTGACAGTTGATGGGACAATGGGGTTTTATGGGACTTCATCTTCTAATCAATATAGTGCAATTCTCCGGTATTCATCTGGTTCGGACGCTCGTAATTATGTTTACCCAAACAGCGTTCAGAAAATCGAGATTGGAAGTGGTGTAACAAGTATTGGCGACTTTGCGTTTTATAATTGCTATTCTCTAGCATCAATCACAATTCCAAATGGGGTAACAAGGATTGGCGA